CGATGAAGGACTGGCTTAAGACGGCGAGCATCCCGAACGAGAAAATGCTCAAGACCGACTTGATTAGCCCGATGATGAAGCCCGACAGTAAGGGGGCGATTTACCTAGAAGGCAAGAAAGAAATGAAGGCGCGGGGCTTGGCATCGCCAGACAGTGCTGACGCTATTGCATTAACTTTTGCTTTTCCTGTTGCACACCGCGAATATAAGGGTACAATTCGGAAATCATCGTACGCAAGTCAGGGCGCGGCCCTTAACTCATGGATGGGATCGTAATGGCAACAAAGAAACAAGACAAACCGATCGCTCGCACCACCACAGGTAAAGGTGCTAACTACAAGCCGACCGACAAAGGTGCGGGTATGACTGCCAAAGGAAGGGCTGAATACAATGCAAAAAATAACGCAAATCTTAAAGCGCCTGCTCCAAATCCTAAGACTAAAGCGGACGCCGGACGTAAAAAATCCTTCTGTGCAAGAATGTCAGGAGTTGTTAAAAACGCCAAAGGCGACGCCCCGCGCGCGAAAGCCGCGCTCAAAAGCTGGAACTGTTAAAAGGAAAACTACCGTGGCTACTAAACCTGGATTGTATGCAAATATTCACGCAAAAAAAGCACGTATTGCGGCTGGTAGTGGTGAGAGGATGCGTAAAGTTGGCTCTAAAGGCGCGCCTACTGCGAAGGATTTTAAAGAATCAGCTAAAACGGCTAAACCCGCAAAAGCTGCTGCTAAGAAAGGCAAATGATGCCACTCAAGAAATCGACAAGCAAAGAGGCGTTTCGTCAGAACATTAAGGCGGAAGTCAAAAGTGGCAAACCAGTCAAGCAGGCGGTGGCGATTGCGTATGCAACCAAACGCGCTGCGGCTAAACCAATGAAACGCGCAAGTGGACGTGGCAGATAATGGCGACAATGAATCAAGACCCAACGGGCATTAACAAAGCGGGGCAAGTGTCCGCGCGGGGTGGCCCACAGGGTGATCCAGCCGACCACCGCGACACCTTAGATGAGATGCGCTCACGCTATACGATGGCGATTGCTGCGTATAGCGACAGCCGTGAGGATGAGCTAGACGATTTGCGCTTTATGGCAGGCAGCCCTGACAACCAATGGCAATGGCCTGCGGACGTATTGGCTACTCGCGGCGCAGTGCAAGGTCAAACGATCAATGCGCGCCCTTGCTTGACCATCAACAAGCTGCCACAGCACGTCCGTCAAGTAACGAACGAGCAACGGCAGAACCGCCCATCGGGTAAGGTTATCCCAGCGGACGACAAGGCCGATGTAGAAGTAGCAGCCATCTATGACGGCATGGTGCGTCACATTGAGTACATGAGCGACGCCGATGTAGCCTACGACACCGCCTGCGAGAACCAAGTCACCTATGGTGAAGGGTACATCCGCATCCTGACGGAATACTGCGACGAGGACAGCTTCGATCAAGACCTCCGCATTGGGCGGGTACGCAACAGCTTCAGTGTGTACATGGATCCAATGTCGCAAGACCCCACTGGCGCTGACGCCGAGTGGTGCTTCATTACGCAAGACATCACCAAAGCGGAGTATGAACGGGAGTACCCCGACGCCGCGCCCCTTAGCTCCATATTGGCAAGCGGTGTCGGCGATCAGTACCTGAGCCAGTGGCTTACCGAGGATACTATCCGCATTGCGGAGTATTTCTACTACAAGCATGAGGACGCAACCCTTAACTTGTACCCAGGCAATCAATCGTTCTTTGACGGATCGCCTGAAGATAAACAAATGAAAGAGATGGGGTTAAAGCCCATCAAGTCACGCCGCGTAGACCGCAAAAAAGTCATGTGGATGAAAACCAATGGCTTTGAGTCTTTAGAAGAACGCGAGTGGGCAGGCAAGTGGATCCCTGTCGTGCGCGTGATTGGTAACGAATTTGAAGTAGAAGGTCAGATTTACATATCTGGCTTGGTACGTAACGCAAAAGATGCACAGCGGATGTACAACTACTGGACTAGCCAAGAGGCTGAAATGCTTGCCTTGGCACCGAAAGCCCCATTTATCGGCTACGGCGGTCAGTTTGAAGGTTACGAAATGCAGTGGAAAACAGCCAATACGACCAATTGGCCGTATTTGGAGGTAAACCCCGACGTTACTGATGGTATGGGTGCTGTATTGCCATTGCCACAGCGCGCCGCGCCCCCACTGCCCCAAACTGGTTTGATTCAAGCCAAGATGGGCGCGTCCGATGACATCAAGTCCACTACTGGACAGTACGACTCGAGCTTAGGAGCCACAAGTAACGAACGCTCAGGTCGGGCTATTCTGGCACGGGAAAAACAAGGTGATACAGGTACGTATCACTACGTAGACAACCTTGCCCGTGCAATTCGCCACATCACCCGTCAACTCGTTGACATGATCCCTAAGATTTACGACACCGAGCGCATCGCTCGTATTGTTGGCTTAGACGGCGAAGTCGATATGGTTAAGATTAACCCCCAGCAGCCTAATCCCGTCAACGAAATCCGTGACATGAACACAGGGATTGTGATTGAAAAGATTTATAACCCTGGCGTTGGTCGTTACGATGTCGTAGTCACTACAGGCCCAAGCTACATGACCAAGCGTCAAGAAGCAATGGACGCTATGAGCCAGATTCTGCAAGGAAACCCACAGTTGTGGTCAGTTGCAGGCGATTTGTTTGTTAAAAACATGGATTGGCCTGGTTCTGAAGAACTGGCTGCACGTTTGGCTAAGACGATTGATCCAAAACTGCTCGAAGATGGCGATAAAGACCCTGCTTTGCAGGCTGCTGAACAGCAAATGCAAGCAATGGGCGCCGAACTAGACCAAATGGCTCAAATGATGCAGAATTTCCAAAAATCCGTTGAAGTTCAGGACTTAGAGCGCAAGAATTTTGAGGCTGAAATCAAGGCATATCAGGCCGAAACACAGCGTATTAGCGCCGTTTCAGCAGGTATGACCGCCGAGCAAATCCAAGACATCGTGATGGGTACGATTGCGGCAGCACTTGATACTGGCGACCTCGTTGGTAACGAATTGCAGCGTGAATCAATGGAAATGCCTGAAATGCCACAAGAGCAGATGCCACAAGAGCAGATGCCACCCGAGATGATGGCGCCTGAAATGATGCCACCTGAGCAACCCATACCGCCCCAAGGAATGTAACCATGAGTTGTGAAAAATTTATAGGAATGTTGTTCTTGGCACGGGATGTAACCCACTCGGCGCACCTCAACACCCGCAGTTACGCCAAGCACAAGGCGTTGCAGAAGTTTTACGAAAACATTATCGACAGGGCAGACGCGTTTGCTGAAGCCTACCAAGGTCGTAAAGGTCTGATTGGCCCGATTGCACTAGCATCAGCTAAAAAAACCAATAATGTCCTTGAATTTTTAGAAGATCAACTTGCCGAACTTGAAGTGATGCGTTACGATGTCTGTGACAAGACAGATGCGCCTTTGCAGAATTTAATTGACGGTATTATTGAGCTATACCTAACCACCCTCTATAAATTGCGCTTCTTAGCATAAGGAACCGATATGGCAGTTAATCTTTCACCGTACGGTGGCGTAGGCGCACAATTCCTAGACAATGCAGGCAATGTGCTGACTGGCGGTAAGATTTTTACTTACGCCGCAGGCACAACAACCAATCAGCCAACATATACAACAAGTGCGGGGAATGTTCCACACTCAAACCCCATTATTTTAGATGCGTCAGGCAGAGTACCTTCAGGCGGTGAGATTTGGCTAACTGACGGACTATCGTACAAGTTTATTTTGCGGGACAGCAATGATGTTTTAATTGCAACGTATGACAACATATCTGGTATTAACAGTAATTTTATAGCATTTACCAATCAACAAGAAATTCAAACGGCTACCGCAGGGCAAACGGTATTTAATTTAGCTACGATGAGTTACGCACCAGCTACAAATAGCTTGTCCGTGTTTGTAGACGGCGTTAACCAATACGGCCCTGGCGCTCAATATGCGTATTTGGAAACCAATAGCAACACCGTTACGTTTGTAAATGGCTTGCACGTCGGCGCTGAAGTAAAGTTTACAACTTCGCAATTAAACAGCAGCGGTTTGCAAGCTAACGCCTTTCAAGTTAGCTATACACCACCATTTACAGGTTCAGTAGGAACTAACGTAGGCGACAAATTAGCTCAAACCGTGTCAGTTATGGATTTTGGCGCTGTGGGCGACGGCGTAACGGATGATACAGTTGCAATTCAAGCTGCGTTAAATAGTGGTGCTACTACCGTATTTTTTCCTAAAGGAACTTATTTAGTTAGTAGCGCTGGTTTAACATGGCCTGCTGGCGTATATCTATATGGAAATGCTACCATTCTTAGAAGCGCCGCCACTCCTACAGGGCCAGCCTTATCGGGCACAACGGCAGGAATATATAGAATTAATGGGCTAACTTTTAATGATGGCGGCCATTCCCAGCAAAAAGGAATGATTGAAATTAATAACGCTGCCGCTGAATTTTATTGTTCTGACTTAACAATGCACAACGGCTACGCTGCTTTATGGATTAAACAAGCAGATATAGTAGATATTTATGGTGGTGAATATTATGACACTAGCCACAATATATACTTAGGTCAAAACGTTGCTGGAGATTTGCCAGGAACATTAAACAGAGTGACCGTTACAAACGCCGTTTCTTACAACGCTAGAACCGCAGGTAATGGTTTAAAAACCGTTTCAAGCGTTAAAAAACTGATAATGCTTGGCGGTAGATACTACGGCAACGCCGCAGATGGCATAGACCTTTATGCAGGTTGCGATGAAGCAATGTTAATTGGTGTTGATTCAAGTAATAACGGCGCACAAGGCGTTGACATTAAAGTTGGCGATCCAGTTTCTGAAACTTATGCTGCTTTTGGTCAGCGTCGAAGAATTGCTATTATTGGCGGTTTTTACAATAATAATGCTTTTACAGGCATTAAAGTTTTTGGCGATTCAACAGATGGATATTTTCAAGACGTTTTAATTCAAGGTGCAAATATAATTGGAAATCAAATATACGGTATAGAATGTAAGGCTATCGGCGCTAGAATTTGCGATAATCTTTTGCTTGGAAATGGGCTTGCTGTTGGAAATTATGCGGCAATATATTGTTACGGCGATGCTACTTTACAGCCCAAAGGTGGAACTATTACAGGAAACGTCATTGGCAACAACGGCAGATCGGGCAGCACAAACGTAGGAATTACTTTAAATTACTGCAACGATTATATTGTTGCAAACAATGTAATTGGTAACGATACCGCTAGACCCGAAGCCGCAGAATTAGATATTGGTATAGCAACAGTAGATACAACAAATATTCAGATATACAACAACGTATTTACAAATTTAAATACAGACGCGGTAAGTTTAGGCGCTGGCACAGCTACACCTGGCTACAATAGCGGTGTTACTTTAATCGCTACTGGAACAGCTACCATTTTAGCTGGTCAAACAAACGTAACTATTCCACATGGCTTACCAGGCCGACCAGTTGTTTCCCAAATTACTTTTGCACCTGTAGGTTCTCAGCAAGGTGTTGGTGTTCCTTATTCGGGCGCTACTAGCACAACAAACATTATTGCTAA